CGTTGTTCGTGCTTGCGTTCCCAATCGCCGCCGGTTTTTTCTGCGGTAATCTCCGCGCTCGTTTTCCAACCCCGATCTTCCGCGATGGAGTCGGCGTTGTTTTCGCGTTGCGGATCGAGCGATATTCTAGACGGCCCGATCCATACCGCGCCGCTCCACGCTTGGCGCATGATCGGGTCTGTCAGAAAACCGGGCGCCTGCAAACGGCCCATGCTCACCGCTTCGTTCAAGAAATCGTCATAGACCCATCGGCACAGGTTTCGCGCCAGCCATTGCCGGCGGCGGCGAAACATAAGCCACGCCATTTCGATCGCCGCGCGCGATGCCGAATAGCTCGCCGTGAAATGCAGGATCAGAACCTCAAAAGGAATTTCCAGGCCCGCGCCGATCTGCCGCACGATCGCCACAAAGAACGGATCGAAATTCGCATTCGGGCGGCCCAGCGACGGCACCTCAACGTCATCGTCGTGATCGATTTCAAAGACACTGCCGGATGCGATCTTGTAATCGCGGTCGCCCTCGCGCGATCCCGTATCCTCTGCCGGATTCGATGGCGGCAAGCCTTCGCCGCCCTTCGATTTATAGACAACCGCGATCATGGCGCCGATCACCGCCGCCGACAATTCCGCTTCGGAATAATCGGACAATTGTTTTAGCGCATTGATGACCGGCGCCAACATCGGCACGCCGCGCGCTTGCCCGATCCGCCGGCGTTCGAACAAATGATTGACGATCACCCGGCGCGACGTGGCACCGCGCTTTTCGATGCGCTCGAATGCGCGCCCGCCTTCCGATATCTGGCCCGGGTGTTCTTTTCTAAAATGATAGGCGACGGCTTCGCCTGTCTCGTTGATTTCAACACCGCCGACGATGCGCGATCCATCCGCTTGCGATCTTCCCTCGACGCCGGCGGCCGGCGTGGCGCATTGGTCCGCCTCGATAAACTGCAACGCCAGGGAATATGGATTGCCCGGCCGTTCGATCGCGCGACGAATGACGAAGCAATCTCCGCTTTCCAACACTTGCCGGAACGCCAATGCTTGCAGTCCGGAAAACTCCATGGCACCGGTCGCGTCCGCGTCCGGCGAATCGGCCCAAAGCTTGAACTCGCGTTCCGCGTCGCGTTCCCATTCGTCCGCCTGTTCGTCATCCAAACCGAGTATTTTTCGATCGATCTGCGGTTGCAGCATCAAGCCCGGCCCGACCACGTTGGTAACTGTCCGGTCGATCGCCCCGGCCGCGATCGGCGCGTTGCGGCCGAGCGCCCGTGTATCGAACCGCAGATCGGCAAGATCGGGAATTATGTCGGCATTCGCGTTGCCGGTCGCCCGCCGCCAGCCCATCAACGAACGCATGCCGCGCCGGCCCACGCCATTGTAATAACCGCCGCCCAGGGCTTCGAATGTCGCACGCGCCGCCATTCTGCGAACGCCGGCGGCCGGATCGAGGGCGGCGATCGCGCGATCGAGCAATGTCACGTTATACTTTTTCATGCGTTATACGGCGTTGCACGCCGCACGTTCGCGCGATACCCGCCGCGCTCCAATTGATTGACCTTGGTTTCCCAATAGGTGATGCGCTCCCCGACCATTCTCAAATCGGCGCGGGTCAACGCGCGGCCCTCGTATTGAACGGCTTGACCGCCCGCGATCGTTTCTTCCGCTGCCATCCAGGTCGCCAACTTTGCCCGCGCTTCCTCCAACGTGATCGCCGCCATGCGCGCTACCTCCTAACTCGAATTCGGGGCCGGGAACGTGTCAGCCGGGGAACGTCGGCCGCCGCGCCCGTCTCTTTCGGTGCCGCCCACGCCGGAACCCAGGCCAGCGACGAATCGGCGCCGCCCAGGCGGATCGTTACGACGATGTTGTAGACTTCAAGATCGAGCGTTTCGTTTGCGCGTCCGCGCGGCCGTTCCCAAAGATCGCCCGACCTTGTTTCCGCCGTCGTTTCGTCCAGATATTCGCGCGCAAATCCGCGCGGATAATCCATATAGCCGGGACCGGGAACGGTGCGCCGCAAGCGAACGTCGATCATCGATTTGATCCTATTGACGTTCGGCACGAACAATTCCGGGTCCGGATCGCCCGGCGCGCCCTTGCGCTTTGCGTCAACCGTGGGCGGCGGCAATAGCCGGCCCTTCGGATTGTTGCCGCCCTTGATCAACGTGACCGCCGTCGGCGGCACGCCGGCGCGCATCGCCGTCGACCAGAACGCAAAGGCGTTGTCCGTCACGCCATCCTCGCCGCCCGTATCGATCGCCGTGCAGAGGATCGGCATTGTGAATTCGGGCTTGCCGGCCATCGGATACCGACGCCACATGACCCGGCTCAACAACACGCCCCAATGCTCCGGCCGGCCCGACGGATCGATTTTCGTTTCGCCGTCATCGATCGCCAGGATCGGGAAACGATCGATCCGCGCGGTTCGCCAACCTTCGCCCCAACCGACCACCAACACCTCGAATCGATTGCCCTGCACGTCAACCGCCGCCGTCAAGCACTTCACCCAATCGGGCACCGTGCCAATCTCGTACTCGCTTCCATCGACGCGCGCGGTCAAACTGTCGGCCTCGATCGGCACCAACCCGGCGATTTGCGAGACGTAATTTTTACCGAATCTCGTGTTGACGATTCCGCGCAATTCGCCTTCGTCTTGTGTTTGTTCGAATGTCAATTCAGCCGCGCGCTTTAACCCGGCAAGCCGCGCCCAGCTCGCAAATCCAAACAGGCCATCGATCCGAAAACTCGCGATATCCGTTTCTTTGGCGTCACCCTCGATCCTGCCGTCCGGCATGACCATCTGTTGCGGGCCGGCCCATACTCCGGTGCGGACCAATTCCGCTTTCCGGCGCGGTTCGATAAGACAACCGTTCACCGGGCAGACGACCATCGCGCTCCGCTCCGCCGCCATCGGCGTATCTGTTTTTTCGTATGTCAATTGGTCGGAGTCGAGTATGAAACGCTCGCCGCACTCGACACATGCAACGTGCAACCGTTCGTCGGTGCCGCGCGCCGTCAGTGCCTCGATTCCATCATTTTTACCGAGCGACGGCGATGACGTGACAAATCCCTTTTCACGGCCCTCAAATGTCGTTTGGCGTCCGCCCAGCAATGTCAACGCATCGCCCTGGCCGCCGATATCGTCGGGCACGTCGTCATAGTCATCGATGACAAAACGCGGCGACGAACGCATGCGCAACTGCGATCCGACGGGCCAAATGAAATTCACAATCATCCGCCCGCGAAACGCCTTTCGATACACGTTGTCGCTTCCAACATCGGTCAATAGCCGGCTACGCAACTCCGGCGAAAGCTCGATCATCGGATCGATCTTTTCCCGGACATAATCCCCCATGATCGCCCGATCGGCCTGCAACCAGATCATCGAGGCCGGACTTGTGATCGCCGAATGCAGCAACCAATTATTCGCGACTTCCGACTTTCCCGATTGGGCCGGCCCCATGATCACAACGATACGGTACAGATCGTCCGTCAGGCACGAATGCGGCCGGTACAGGTACGGCGCCAGATCGAACCGCCAGGGTCCGCAATAGCCGCCGCCCTTGTTGTCGAGTATCCGGTATTTCTCGGCGGCCTCTGCGACGGTCAGCTTTTCAAGAGGCGTCAGGTTTTCCCGCGCCAGGCCGGCGACGATCACGCCCGCCGGCGCGATCGGCGGGATCGCCTCGATCACGTAGGTCATGCGGCGCGGCTCGTATCCGACTCATAGAAACCAACATCGCCAAGCCGATCCGCAAGCCGGTTCAACACCGCCGCGATTTCCGCGTCGACCTTCGCGCGTTCTTCACGCTTCATGGATAACTCGCGACTCAAAACGTCGCCCAATGTCTGCAACTCGGCTCGAATGCCGGCGAACGCATCGCCGATGCAGCGTTCAACGTCATCGCGCAACAGAACCTTTCCGTTCTCGCGCGCAAGCTGCAAGGCCCGCAAGCGGGCCTGCAACAACTCGCCTTCCTCTTTCGGTGAAAGATTCCGCGTTGCCGGGTCTTCGCCTAAATCCTGGCCACCGAATAAATCGAGCCGCAATTGCGCGATCCGTTCGCCTTCCGCCGCCGCCGCCGCGTCGGCCTCGGCTTGGTGCCGGTCGATCCAATCCTTGACCGCGCGCACGTCGAACACATATGCGACACCGCTGGCGCCGCGATTCGCGATCGGGAAATCGATGTGTTGGCGAATCCAATTTTTCAAAGTCGTCTGCGAGTAGCCCGTCACATCCGACAATTGACCGAGGTTCGCGCGATAACGATCGTCGACAACCGTTTCGGCCTGGATAGCCTCACCTGTCTCGATTTTCTTTTTCGCCATGCGGCACCCGAAAACCAATTTCAAACAACAACCGGAACCACAACCGCAGCACTTCAAAAAATACCGGGCAACACGCGAGAAAAGCGCTTGCCGAC